TATCACTCTAGCGGGTGCTACTCCTACCACTGGTACCTTGAATGCTGGTACTGTTTTACAGTTTGAAGGCTCTAACCTTATCAACATGCGTAACCGCAAGACCCTTGATAAGAATGGCTCCCCTGTTAAGTTCACAGCTACGGTTCTTGAAGATGCGACTGCTGATGGATCTGGTAATATTGTTGTTAACGTATCTGGCGCAGCTATCTTTGAAACCCTGCTAGATGGTGCATTTAACACTGTAGACCGCGCTATCACTTCTGGCGATAACGTCACAGTACTTAATAGCACTCCTGATGCCACTTACCGCCCTGAGATTGCCTACTGTCGTGACTTTGTTGGCATGGGTTCTGTAGTGCTTCCTAAACTACATGCTCTAGATTCCAACGTAATGAACTTCAACGGTAACTCAATCCGTGTTCACCGCTTCTCTGATGGCGTAGGTAACAAAAACCGTTACCGCTTTGATTTGTTGCCAACATTTGCAACATTCAACCCAGCATGGGGTGTTAAAATGGGCGGCAATCCTTAATAGATTGCTAAACAAAATAAGGGGGGGCTTCGGCCTCCCTGTTTTTATGGGTGAAATATGGAACGAGTACAAACGCTGTTTAAATCTGCTGGTACTGAATGTGGCTATATGCGAGTAATGATCAATGATCAAGAGACATTTGATCACTTCACGGGTGATGGATGGGTTCAGCATGTTGACCAGCTAACCAAGCCAGAGCCTAAAGCTGATGCTATGACAGACGAAGAGCGTGAGCTTCGTGATGAGTATGAGCAGCTAACAGGTAAAAAGGCTGGCGGTCGTGCTAAGATTGAAACCATTCGTAAAATGGTGGAAGAAGCCAGAGAGGCTTAAATGAAGATAACAAAAGGCGACTTAGTGAATGGTGCTTATTCGATTATTCGGATTAGCGGCTTAACTATTAATCCTCAGCCAGAACAGGTGACAGCGGGTATTCAGGAGGCGGATGACCTAGCAGGTGAGCTTCTAGGCATGGGTGTTAATGTAAATTGGCAATACCCTGCTGAATATGGCGATTCTGACACTGCCGATACATCTGGTTTAACCAAGGAAATGGCGGGGCCGTTTAAGTCTATATTAGCTTTGCGCCTTTTGGATTTATTCGGCAAGCCAGCGACGCCTACACTGGCTACAAGAGCTGACAAAGGTATGCGCACACTTGAGCAAATCACTGTATCTGTTCCTGATGCTGAACTGCCTTCTACCATTCCATTTGGATCAGGCAATGAATGGGATTATCGTAGCCGTCGATTCTATCCAGAAGCGGCAGTTAATAATGACGCTCAATATGTTTTCCGTGACGATGTTCTAAATTACACAGAAGACTTCGGCCCTTGGCTGATTGATGAGGAGCTGGCCTCTGTTGAATGGGAGGTGAGCAATAGTGGAATTGACATTCAAAATGTTACTTTTGATACAACCACCACAACGGCACAATTGACGTTCACTAATTTAGGTGGTTTTACGGTTTGCATAACCGCAACTAAGACTAATTCAACCGATGTATTCACAGCTCAGAAGAACTTTATTGTTCGTGATTGCCAGCGTCAATCATTTAGTTATTTGGGGGTTCCTTCTTAATTGTTGTACAATATGGGTGCTGATCTTGTGAAGGGGATCAGCTTAGGCTAGCTAGCCGCCTTTTACCTTCACATCCTTCACATAATGCCCTAGCTGTACGGGGCTTAAACTTCCCTTCGCATAATCCTTCGTTAGAGGCTTGATCATGGCTAAATTCTTAGTGCCATTGGCGAATGGGGTATATGAATCCCAGAATATTCGATCAGTGGGAAGCGAAAACAATACATACTACCATCAAGTTAGCTTTGAGATTGATGGCAACCCAACGGCAGGAGCGGTTGAAATCAAGGCAAAGTCTTTTGATTCTCAGGTGTATGAATCAATCCCAGACGGGACTATTGATTTCACGGCACCACAAACACTCCTATACCAGTTTAATACTGATGCCTATCAATTCACAGTAACGGGTTCGGATGTTTCTGACGGCTTTATTATTGTTAATGATCAGGAATTAAAAGGGGTGACACCATGACACTAGGCCCACAAAGCATGGGCATTGGCCCTCAGCCAATAGGCGGCTCCGCTCCCATAGATTACTCTGTAGCGCAATCCTCTATTACCCATCCATCTCCCGCCATTCTGGTTCCTGTAACAGGAACGGGTGATCCCGATTTAAACCCTGTTGATGGTGGTTATGTCCCTGTTCTCAATGAATACTCTATAGCTTTAGAGGAGGGTAATGGAATTACTGTTTTACCAGATGGGCGGCTACAATTTAATAGAGATGGTGTGGCTGTAGTAACTGCTTATGCAGATATATCCCATAGTTCTAATAACTCTACTGCTGGTGCAACATTTGTCCTATATAGGGGTGGTGCAACTGTTTTTTCTGGAAGGTCTGTTCATGCGCGGCTTCCCAATGCTGGGGATATAGGTAATGTCTCAGGTGTTGGCTCGTTGAATGTGTTGAGTGGAGATATTTTAGGGGTTGCCTTTGCTAGTGATATAACTGGCAGCTTGTCAATAAGGACTAGCTCATTAGTTGCTCAACTCAAAACATACTAGTGACCGACCTAACTGTCTCCTTAGCCAGTTAATTAGCTTAAACTATCACCAGCTAAAGACCTATGTTAAAATTCAATTAGAAATTTATCATAGGTTTTTTTATGCCTGCTCTTACGCTGATTCAAGGGGATGGATTCGACGCTTCAACCGTTGACTATAGAGACGCGTTGGCGGTCAATATGTTTGCCGTCCCTAAGCAAATTCTAGGCGCTCAAGGCTATATGCACCAAATCCACGGCCTAACCCAATTTGGCACGTCTTCGGATGTGTCTAACGGTGGTATCTGGTGCTCTGCTCAAGGCTTTGAAGGTCACTATAGAGTACAAGGCAATGATTTTATTAGCGTTTCATCTGACGGCACTGTCACTACCCTAGGCACTGTTTCAGGTTCCGGCCAAGTTGATATTTGGTTTTCCTTCGACAATATCGCAATTGTTCGAGATAAAAAGCTCTACTACTACAATCCTACCGACGGCTTTAGGGAGATCGTTGATAACGACGTTATAGGTAGCGTGGTCGGAAATCCTATATCTGGCTGCTACTCCGGCGATGTCATGTTTTTGACAGACGGCGAGAGAATCTATCATTCTCAATTTGATGAGTTTGCAGGCGTTCCGGCTGAGGAGGTCTGGCTAACGACTGCCGAGGGTGTTTCTAGTTACGTACCTGATTACACTTATGCATTACGACAAGCTGAGAACTCAGAGGTTATTGCCTTTGGCTCTCGATCCATTACGCATTATTACCTTACTGGTGGTGATGGATTTGCCTACTCACCTTTGGATCAGAAAGCATCAAAGCTTGGTGTCGTTGGTACCCATGCCATGGCGGTTATGTCTGGCAATTGGTACTTGGTTGGCATTAAACAAGAAAGTCAGCCTAGCGTTTATGTTTACCGTTCTGGCTCATCTCAAAAAGTAGCCAGTCGTGAGATTGAGCAAATCCTAAGTGAATACACACAAGACCAGCTTGAGACAATTGTTGTTGATGCCATTGTGCAAGATGACGTTGAGATGATTATCTTTCATCTACCCGATACTACGCTTCTGTACAACCCGACTATTGCGCAAACCACGGGCAAAAATGCAGCTTGGTCCATATTAAAAACCGACACTACTGGAGATGATCCTTACCGTGGAAAAGACTTTGTACAGGATCCGCGAATCAATCAGTGGATTGTGGGCGATATCATAGATGGCACCCTAGGCCTATTTGATGACTCAATCTCTACCCATTACGGGGATTTAGTCGAATGGATTATGTACAGCCCATTTGTAAACATTGAAACCCTGTCGATTGATGAGATTGAAATTGAAACAATACCGGGCATTGTTGGCGATACCGAAGATGCCACGGTATTTTTAAGTACAACCCAAAACGGCAGAACTTACAGCAAAGAATATTTGATGATGTACGGGGATCGGTACGACTACAATCAAAGGTTTATAGCTAGGGCTTTAGGCTATGTTCGCCATTGGCTAGGGTTTAAGTTTCGCGGCATTTCTAGAAATAGAATGGCTTTTGGTTTGTTTAACGTGGATGCATCGTAATGGCAGTTACACCAGAAGAAGCA